AAAGAAGGTACTTACCTTGTTAGAGAAAAGAAAACCAACACATTTGTTCGTTGGACTGACGGAAAGATATTCTTTGCAGGTAGTAAAGAAGACGCTTTACTTGAATTAAATGAAGATGAGTTCGAGGCGTTACGAGTTTGCGATTGTCCCTATAATATTCAAAAGGAATACGAGGAAAGAATCATTGAGTGTATTCATAGTGGGGAACTTGAGGTTGAAGACATCTTACCAAAGGAAATTAAGGTTGGGGTTTATTATTACATTGATGATGAAGGTAAACCACAATTTGATACTCATGAGATGAGAAATGAATTCGAGGCGTATATAACTGAATTAGAAAAACTATCATAATATGAACGAGTTAGAACAATTAAAACACCGACTAGCAATGGTCGAGGACGATCTAAAGGTTATTCGTGCATTCATCTATGAGAATGGATTGGATGAGACATTTCAAAAGCCGACAGGTATGGCAGATGAGTGTTGGACACACTTAAATAACATTGAGATTGCTTGTGATTTATCTAGTGACGAATCATTAACTTGGAAACTTTTTTCATAATAAAATTTGCAGGTTAAATTTATTACACTTACCTTTGTACTATGAAAGAAACGATAAGACAAAAACTAATCAACGCCATCTTTGATATGGCGGGTGATGAGATAGAAACCATTGAGGATGCAAAGAAATTTGCGAGGATGTCCGATGAGCAATTGGTTGATGAGATTATCAACATCGCTGAATACTATCGCACACAATCAAATAGGGTAGATGACGATTTTAGAACCTTTAATGAGGCACCATATGGAAACGATTAAAAGACAAGACGCCATTAATAAATTGGTTGATGATGATATTGATTCGTTTATAACGGGTCATCAAGACGGGGATGATTCCTACGCAGCAGCTTTATTGGAGTACGGGCATAAAGGTTATGCTGAATACACTAATGAAGAACTGGCAAGTGAATTATTTGAGCGATTTGATTTCAACAAATTTAATGTTATTGAGGATTAATTTGTAAAAAAGTTTGCAGGTTAAAAAAATTATACTTACCTTTGTATTCATAAATCAAAAACAATATGGGACAGTATTACAAACCCGCAATTTTGGGTGGAAACAAAAAAACAGTTAAAGCGTGGGTTTATTCACACGACATTGAGGAAGAATGGACACGTGAAGACGGGTCTGTATTCAAATGTGGTTCAGGCCTTAAACTAATGGAACATTCTTGGTTAAAGAATGGTTTTGTTAGGGCGTTCGAAACATTAATCGCTGATAACCCTAAAAGGGTTGTTTGGGCGGGAGATTATGCTGATGACTGCAAAGGTCGTAAAAGCAATGTGTATAGTCGTTGCAAAGATACCGAAAAGGTTACCCCAAACGTACCAAAGGAAGACGAAGATTATCGTTTCGTAATTAACCACACAAAGAAATGTTATGTGGATAAAAATGAAGTACCAGATAATGACGGTTGGAGAATTCACCCTTTACCACTATTAACTTGCGAGGGCAATGGTCGTGGTGGTGGAGATTACAGAGGTGAAAGTTCCTTAATTGGATTGTGGGCGAGAGATGTGGTTTCTGTTAGTAATACAGAACCGAAAGGATTTGAAAAGTTTGAATTCGATTTAGTTGAATAAAAGAGAATGTACTTGTGTTTTGATTAGGTTAGGGGCGAAAGCCCCTTTTCCTTTGTATTCATTTTCGATCGAAAAAAAAAGTGAATTAAAATTTGCACATTAAATTTATTACATCTATCTTTGTATTCATAAATCAAAAACAATATGGCAACAATTTACAACCAAAGAAAAGTAAGACATTTCGCTATGGAGAAAGTCGATATGGAAAGACTTGAAAGAGCAGCGAAGAAATTGCAAGTACATCCATCGTGGTTAATTAACCAAGCGGTAAACCTTGCTATTGACAATCCCGAGGCATTGTTCGATAATATGAAAAGAAAATATCGTAACGGCTTGTAGGTTAAATTTATTACATCTATCTTTGTATTCAAATCAAAACACTATGAATATGCTATCTGAATTCGGACACCATTATGAGAATGAGAAGTCAAAAGTATTCAAAACACTATGGAGTTGTAGGAATGAACCACAACTAAAAGTGGCTGAAAACTTTTTCATCGTTCTTAAAAACAAGTGGAAAAATGTTATTGATAACAACCAAACCATTAAGATATTGGTTGATATTGATGAGTTGAAGTTTTACAAAGATATGCAACTACTATCAAGTGAGATGCAATCTAATCACAATTATTTGTTTGTTTGATGAGAGAAAAGGGGGGTCTAATTATAGATCCCCTTTTTGTTAATAACTTGTGGATAACTCAAGTGGTGAAAACTTGTAGGTTAAATTTAATACACCAACATTTGCATTATTAAATCAAAAGACAATGATAAAAGAAACCGCAATTAGAAAGCAAGAATTGCTTCGCAGATTAAACGCTATCAACGACAAAATGAAAGAGTTGTTGGGTGAGAAGAATACTCTTATATTTAAAGTTAAGAATGGGGCTATGCATCCAGGATTAGCGATACTAAAAGAACAAGCGATTGACTTTGAAGCGATGTTAATTAAAGATGAAGTTGAGGAAATTAAAAAGGAATACGACTTTATTGATATGATTGAAGATGTGGGTCTTGACTTTGAAAAAGAAAATTTTTAAAAATAATTGCAATAAAATTTGCAGGTTAAAAAAATTGTACTTACCTTTGTATCATAATCAAAAAACAAATAGATATGCAAAACAAAAAATCTCAAATCATCGCAACTTTAATCAAAGATGGCGGTAGTGCTACATTCGCACAAGTTGTAGCGGTAGTTGAACAAAAGATGTTGAAAACCAACAATCCTTTGCGTAACGCAACAATTACCAAATTGGTAAACTACAATATGTTGCTCAATGCTAACTATCAAAATATGGTAAACAATGCTCGTGTTCGTGAGGGCAAAGAAGCAGATTTTCAAGCAAAAGAAAATTGGTTTACACCTGTAAATGATAGTTTCAATGGCTCAATCGTAGCAAAGAAAAGCGATATGTCTTGCGAATACCTTAAATTCGCTTGTAACAATGCACAAACCGAGAAATACTTTGTAAATGGTGTTGAAGCAACTGAAAACGAATTGGAAACAATCAAGCAGTTCAAACAAAAACCGAGCAAAGCAGTTAATCAAGGTCTTGAAAATGATGTGGTAATTCGCACAATCAAGATTGAGGGGATTGAAGCAATCAAATGTGGTGAGAAACTTATCTTCGGATAAGTTTTTCATACACAAATAATTTAACAAGAAGTTATCCACACTAACAATGTGGGTAACTTTTTTTGTTTATAGCCAGAAAAGTTTGGGGCAACCTACCTCTGATCCCTTCGCACTCTTAGGAGCCGCCCTTCATTGTTTCTCAATGACAATACAAAGGTACATATAATAAATTTAACCGCCAAACTTTATTGTAACTTTTTTTATTTATTTTTTTTGTATTAAAATTTGCAAGTTAAATAAAATGTACTTACCTTTGTATCATAATCAAAAAACAAATAAAATGAAAGAAGTTAAAATCATCCCGTTAGTACTATCAGTATGTGGTTTAATTAGCATTGGCTCATTAATCACTGAATTGCTTACCGAGTTTAACATTGAGTTGTTTATCGGGGCAATCTATGGCTTTGTAGTGTTCGTGTTTATGTTGCTATTGTCAGTTGACATATTCAATAAAGATACGAAAATAGTTCCTTAATAGAACGGGGAGAAATCCCCGTTTTTTTTGCTTAAAATTTGTAGGTTAAATTTATTATACTTACCTTTGTCCTATCAAAATCAAAAAACAATGGACACACTAATCAAAGAAAACAAAAGAATTTTAGCGGGTTATCACTTACCCGAAGTTGAAGATGAAATGGAAGCACAAATGTATTGGGAAGACTTTGTGTATGAAGTTAAATCAATGATGAAGAAAATGCGTACAAAGAAATTCTTTTGTTACGGGTTATCTTTAACTTGGAGAAATGTTGCAGGTTACACTAAATTTGAAACGGAGAGCGCAGAAACTTTAATCCGTAAACTTGCACCGAATAGCGACTTTACAATGTTGTTTCATCCAACTGACAACAAAGGTATTATTGAAGTTGTTATATCGCATCACGACAAACCAATGGGAGAGACAATGTATCTTATGAGCCAATCAATGGCAGCGAAGCAAGGTATAATGGAGAAATACTTTAACTAATAGAACGGGGAGAAATCCCCGTTTTTTTTTGCTCAAAAATTTGCGAGTTAAATTTATTATAAGTACATTTGTATCATAATCAAAAAACAAATAAAAATGGAAAACTTTAATCAGTTATGCGTTTGGGAAGGCACAGTTGTTGGAGCAGACGAAGTGGAAAACTTTGAGGGTTGGTTACAATCCGAGTTCGGAGTCCGTGGAAAGTATTGTGAGGAAGTTCTTACCTTACCAACGGAAGGAGAACCAGGAACGGGAGGAAGAAACGACTTGTTCTTTAGAGTACACGATGAAGATGTTATGAAGTTTGCAGTACCACGATTAATGGTTGGTATTAAATGGTGGGAAGATGTTTTAGGAAACGGGAACGGGGTTCTTTACACCGAAGAAATCTTAAACAAATATCCAAAAACTTGGTAATTAGAACGGGGATTGATCCCCGTTTTTTTGTTTAAAACTTTGTTGAAAACTTGTGGGTTAAATTTATTATATATACCTTTGCACCATAAAACAAAGACAAAAACAAAATGAAGAACGAAAAAACTTGGTACGAAGTGTTTAAGCGAAACGAAGACGAAAGCACCGAAACTATTTTTGCTGATGCTGACTTGGAGACTTGCGTTAAAGTGTATCGTAAGGAAAAGATTAAAGACCGCTCAGTTAAAATAGATAAGTGGTTAGATGCGTCTTATTTAGACTTTCCAATCCCTATTAAATCAATCCTAAATTAAAAAAACTTATAGGAAAATTTGGAGGTTAAATTTATTGTACTTATCTTTGTATCATAAAATCAAAAAACAATGAAGGCTTTTAAAATTAATTCAGCAGAACGCAAGGTTGAGGAAATCGAAATCAACTCTTGGGAGGACATCGCACCAGCAATCGGAAACGAGTGTACAACATTTGCTTGTCCCGTAACATTTGAAAATGAGGACACAATCTATGTAGATGATGAGGGGTTGTATCATCC